TTACATGGCTTCGTTGCCAGGGTTGAAGCTCGAACGCTCCACTGGCATCAGGGGCCGTGTACAGGGTGTCTACGTCAGCTCGGTGGGTGAGACTGCGATAGGCGGAGCCCCCGAGATGTTCGCCGTGGTCAACGGAAGGGTTATGCGTTTCACTCCCGATGGACGCATGAGCGTAATCGGAAGTGTCAGTATCAACAATGCACGTGTATCCTTTGCGGAGACAGGCGGTCTCCGTCCGTTCCTGTTGATTGCCGATGGGCAGAACTTGTTCGCATGGAACCTTACCGAGTCCTACTGGTTGCAGATTCAGATGCCTGCAAGGGCAATCGGTGAAGGCCAGGTCAATCCAAGTTTCGTACAGTGCGTGGACGGTTCAATCGTCATAAACGACGTGGGAACAAACTATTTTTATTTCTCCATAAGGTTTCCGCTGAATACCCCGACCCGCAAGGTGTTCGACATGAGTGGTGGCGAGGTGCAGTATGAGCCTGACGGTGTCACCGTGAAGATGGTGGAGCTTCCTAGTGAAAGCATTGTCTTCCTTGATTCCTATCAAGTTCCGCAATACCATTCAAGCTATTCCGCAGCAGACAACATTGATGCACTGGCCGCTGTCGGTGACATGTTGTACGTTTTCGGAAGTGGCACTGTGGAAGTATGGCAGAGAGGTTCTGGCGAGTACGAACAATGGTTGAGAACGAGTTATACGGCGAACCTTTCGAACGGTATCGAGGCGCCTTTTAGCTTGGCCGTAAACAAGACTACTTTGTTCTATGTAGGTGCAGGCACGAGTTTCGCAAAGGGCGTGATGATGGCCAACGGTTCGACCTACGAGAAGATAAGCCCAGACTTCCTTGACAAGAAGCTGTTGGAGACTGGCTCTCAGAACGCATACGGTTTCTGTTATTCTGTCGGGGAACATCAATTTTATGTTCTTCAACTTCCTGGCATCCACGAGACTTGGTGCTATGACATGTTCAGCAAGAGCTGGCATCAGAGGCAGTCTAGGGACCGTGACAACGGAACCGAGATGCAGTGGCGTGTTCAGGCCATCGCATGGTGGAAAGAGAAGTTCTACGCATTCTGTGGCGACTCGGGTGTCTATCTGCACGACAACGACTACTGGATGGAAGACAACGTGGATGGCCCAGGCTGGCCTATGATTAGGCACCGTCAGGGTTCCGTCATCGTTGACGAGTTGAAGCCTTTCATTCTACAAGAGGTTGCAGTGGAACTCAACGTGGGCACATGGGAAAGCTATGAAATAAAGCCAGAGCTTACCTTGGAAATTTCCAAGGATGGCGGCGAGACGTTCGGCAACAAGCACAGCGTTTCGTGTGGCCTCGCTGGCGAATACAGCCACCGTGTAAGGTTCCACTTGGGCGGAAGGAATCGTTTGTGCGTACTCAGGTTAACTTATTCGTATCCTACTGACCTTGTTCTTAGCGCTGCCAGCATCAGGGCAGTAGGAACCAGCTGCATGATTTAGGAGGATGTATGGAACAAATTAAGAAACATCCAACACTTGATATCCTTGTGTCACCTGAAGGAAAAGTATTTCATAGGGGTCAATGGTCATTTGGCAGTCGTCGTAAAGGAAAAGAATGCTATTGCTATATAGGAATCAATGGCAAAAAGTACCAGGTTCATAGATTAGTAGCAGAAACTTTCATTGACAACACTGAAAACAAACCTACCGTTGACCATATAAACAGAATCTGCTATGACAATAGGTTAGAAAATTTGAGGTGGGCTACACACCATGAGCAAAGTATGAATTCAGCCAATCATATAAATAGAGATACACGAATAAAAGTATCTCAAATGGATGACCCAAATGGATACAGAAGGGAATATAATGCTTTGCATCGTGAAGAAGTTAGAGCCTATCAAAGAGCATGGTATGCAAAGCGGAGGGCCATGATATGATTTATTCAGCCAACATCAACCGTGGTTCGTCACATGAGGCCATTGCTGGTCTCATGGCTGGCACGTGGGACGAATATGATTCCCGTGAGTGGCACGTTGTGAAGACACCGATGTTCCTTTGCCTCACTGCGACGTTCAGCGATGCTGGGACATACCAGATGCCTTTCAGGTTCGGCATGACTGTCATGGCCGACATTGCGTATGGCACTGGCGGAAGCGAGTCACGCATCGTGAAGCTCACGGACACAAGTTTAACTGTCACTAAGCCTTGCCTTGTTCGCATCCTTGCGTTCGGAAAGGCTTCGGACGCACAAAGATTATTTTAGTGGAGGAGGTTCCACGTGAAACAAAAGAATGACGATGAAAAGTTCAAGGAGCTCGTGAAGCGCATGAAGACGTTCAACGACCTGCTTGGTGATTATCTGGACTCGCTAGACATGGACGAAGGCGACGAAAAGGAAAAGGAGGAAAAATAAAATGGGTACTTACAGGGATGCAGTAAACCTTGCTAGCGACATGGATACCTTTGACGCTGTCACTGCTGGCCTAGGCCTCAACCCGATTGCCGCTGGTAACTTCGTGGGTGACTTGCTTGGCCTTGGCAACTCAAAGCAGGTGGATGCCGCAGTGGCATCGTACGATGCTCTCATGAACGATGCACAGAACGTGTATGGTCAGAACATGGGTGACCTCGGAAAGTATGGCAGTCTGTTGCAGAGCACTTACGGCGAAGGCGCTGGAAAGTACAACGATGCGCTTAACCAGTATCTGAACAGCGATGTCTTCCAGGGACAGGAGTTCAACTATGGAGGCAACATCAACGACTTCTACGACAAGTTCGCCAACCAGCGTGCCCAGCAGGCAATGGACGCAATCCGTGGAAGCTTTGGCGATGTCATGTCTAGCGAGTACGCAAATGCCCTCGGAGCCAAGCAACAGGCGCTCGCTAGCGAGGAATGGGAGAAGGCTTATAACAAACTAATGCAGGATAGACAGCAGCAAATGGCCGAATGGCAGGCCAACCAGGATACTGGCTGGAAGAACTGGAATGCTATGCAAGACCGCTACAAGACTGCGGTTGACGCATATGGACGTGACCGTGACGCTCTCATGAGCGGCCAGGGCGACGTTTTGAGCAACACAATCAGTGCAAGGAACGCCAACTTGTCCACAATGAGCGACCTCACGCAGGCAAAGGCAAATGCGGAGTTGCAGCGCCAGAGCGGCAATGCTGCACTCCTCGGTTTCGCAGGCGACATCATCGGTGCAATTCTCTAAGGGGGTGACACATGGCATTGAACATTAATTGGCAGGGCCCGCAAGCCCGCAACCTTGACGTTACCTCGGCCATGCAGGGGAACAGGGAGATGTTCTCCAAGGCTGGCCAGGGCATCGGCACGTTCATAAAGAACTACCGCAAGTACAAGGCTGACCAGGAGATGAAGGGCCTCATCGACGAATACAAGACTGGCCGTGGCACACGTGAGAAACGCATGCAGGAAATCCTTGCCGAAATCAAGCAGCTCGAAGTCGAGAATGCGAAGATTAGGGAAGAGTATGACAGCATGGGCCAGCAAGGTGGTGTCGTTGGCGAAGCAATGCAATTCAACTGGAGGCAGTAAGGTATGGCAAAGAAGCCTGGATTCGAGGATTGGCTACGGGCAGCGATTGCCCTGTTCGGCTCTGGCGCTTCTGCGGCTGGCGGTGTCGGGGCAATGACACTCCTTAGCGGTGTAGGTGGTGGCACGGGTTCAGCATCATCAGAAAGTATGGACAAGGTTGACAGTCTTGGCCACAACTTCAACTATGACCTGAACTACATTCCTGGCCCTGCACAGATGAACCGCATGTTGATGCAGCAGACTGCTGACGAGTATGCTCCTAGGCAGACACTTGCAGAGCACATTGCTGCATTGCGTCGTTATGTTCGTCCAGGCATGAACCCTGCACAGATGAAGGAAGCGCTTAGGCGTGGAAAGGAGTACGAGCAAAGCCTACCCCAATGGTGGGACGATGATAGACCTAGGAAGAACTTTACTCCCTCGTCTTCTGCCGTGTCTGGCATCAGGATTACACCTGATAACAAGATTCAGATTAGGTTTGGTAAGGGCACGAAGTGGTAC